ATAGGCTTGAATAAAGATGGTTCGATTCCATCCTCCCAAACCATTTTAAATTGTAGATTAAGAGAGTTGGACTCAGTATGGTATTATAATAGCTTAATTTTTTATAATATCAGTTAAAAGTATTAAGCGCTTTTGCTGATCCCGCGCTCTTAGTTTATAACTTAATTTTTAATCCTTTTCCCATGGTAGATTTTAATCAAGAAATAGAAGGCGCAATAGTGACTTGACAAAGTAAAGTATTTGATTTTTCTCAAGAAGGTTGAGTAAGTGGTCTAGGTGTTGCATTAAATGTAATAGCTGCTTCAGGTACTACAAAAACTTTAGATGTAACAGTAGAAGCTTCTTTCGATAAAGAAACTTGGTTTGATACAGGTATTGCTTTCGCCCAAGCAACAGCAGTTACGAAAGAAATATTAACAGCTACTAAAGTCTGAGCTTTTGTAAGATTTAATTACGCTATAGCATGAACTGGTAATCCTACATTTAGTTTTGATCTATTTGCAGTAATTAAGAAATAATTCTATTAATTTAATTTTGACTGAGTGGCGGAAGATAGACGCGTGGCTAAATAATACATAAGTCCACTAGTGACGAAAAATAATATTCAAGTACTCACGATGGTAAGATATATGGTGGGAAGCCTTTTTAACCATTAACACACATATATCGTACAAAGGTGAAAGCCCTTTGTCTCAGTCTTTATTAAATATATGGATATAGTGTATAAAAAGTCCTTCGCAAGCACAGTTGAGGTTAGCTAGTCTTATAAATTATACACTGTATTTATACATTTAAAAAAATCAATGAAAGAATTAAACTTTGAACCATCATTGAAACAATTTGAAGCCTTGCAATTACTACAAGATAGTGTTACAAGGTTTTTATGATATTGAGGAGCTGCTTGAGGTTGAAAGACTTATGTTGCAGTAGCTTGGATAGTAATTATGTGCTCAGCTTATCCTTGAGTAAAATATTGAATTTTCAGAAGATATATTGTAGATATAAAAGATTCTACTTATGAGTCATGTATGAAAGTATTACTTCTTTTATGATTCGAAGAATGAGTTAATTATAAAATTAGAGATAATTGAAAAGAAATATTGTTTTCAAATTGAAGTAAGATATTATTTAGATGATTACAAGAGAAACCATCAGATATTCATTTCACTAAGTTATGATGAATGGAATTAACTTGAGCTTTTGTAGATGAAGCTAATGAATGTCCAGAAAAATGAATAAGAGTTTTAGGGAAGAGAGTGTGAAGATGGATGAATTGAGAGTATAACATCAAAGCAAAGGTTTTATGTTGTTTTAATCCTGATAAATGATGGGTTTATAAATGGTTTTACTTACCTCATAGAGATTGAGTTGAAAAAGCAGATACTAAGTTTATCAAAGCTTTAGCAAAAGATAACCCTTATAATACTCAAGATTACTTAGATTCATTAAAAAATGAAACAGATAAGATCTTATATGAGAGATTACGGTTATGAAATTTCGAATATGACAATACCCCTTGAAGATTATTCGATTATGATCAATTGTTAGATCTAGCAACTAATCCTATTGTTAGATGAATGAAACGTATTTCTTGAGATATTGCATGAGAATGAGATGACCTTTCTGTTTTATGATGATTTGATTGAGGTTACTTAGAACACTTTAAAGTTATTGCTAAAAATAAGATCGATGATAAGTTTGATAATGAATTCAGAGACATGGCAAGAATTATGTGAATTTGAATGAGTAAAGTTGTAGTTGATGGAACTTGAATATGAGAGTGAGTAGCTTGACATCTAAAATGTAAGAAATTTGTCTCTGCAGCATCAGCAATACAACCTTTAGAACAAAAATTAGATAAAACCCAAAAGGCAGACTTTGCTAACCTTAGAAGTCAATGTTATTTTGAATTAGCTAAATGGGTTAAAAATGCAGAAATTAATTTAGAGAAGATGCCTGAGAAATATCTTGGGATGCTTGTAGAGGAATTAGATGTCATTGTTCAAATAGATGTAGATAAAGAATGACCTAGGAGGGTTATACCTAAAGTAGATATCAAAAAAGCATTATGAAGATCACCAGATATATCTGATATGTTAATGCAAATAATGTTCTTTGAGTTCAATAAACAAGAAGCTTTCATTATAGGTGTATAAAAAAGATTGCTTTTATTGAAAAACCATTATTATTATTATATAAATATTCTTTAAGCTTAAATTATATGTCTATATTTGATAGTATAGTTTCTACCTTTTCTGGAAAAAAAGAAACTCCTTCAGTTGTTAAACCTACTACTATATCAGGTTTATCATTTACAACAGATATAAGTCTGGAAGCTTTTTATAAAATCTATAGAGATAATCAATTTGTTAGATCGAATGTTACGAATCTAATGGATACAATTTGAAAATATTGATTTCAATTATCAGATCCTCAATGAGATGATTCAGATAAAAGTACAATTAGAGATATTGATTCTTTATTTGAAGATAACCTTTGAAGAAATAAATCAAAAGCTTTCTTTAAAAGAATTATTAGAGATTACTTTGTATGATGAAATGTTTATATTTATAAAGTTAGTTCTTTAGATGAAAAGGGAAATAGAACTTGAGAAATAACTAGATTGCAAATACTTGATCCTAGATTCATGACACCCATTACTGACAAATCAGGATTTATCTTAGGTTACGTACAAAATATACAAGGAAATATAACTGTATTTTTACCAGACGAAGTATCTCATTTACAATATGATTCCGATATAGATGATGAAACAGTAGGTCTACCTTTACTTAGAAGTTTAGCTATAGATTTAGATTTAGATCAAGAAGCAAAAGATAGTAATTTAGCTTTCTTTAAAAACAATCAAACTCCTAATTCAATAATTGTATTGAAAGATTGAATATCTTTAGAGGAATGAAAAGCAATGTCTCTTGTATTAAAAGATACATTCAAATGAGGTAAAAATCATCATAAAGCAGCTATGATGGCTTGAGTAAAAGAAATTGTTAAAGTACAAGATAAGATAGATGATGCTCAATTCTTAGATATGAGAAAATTCACGCTAGATAATACCTGTGCATTATTCTGAGTACCAAAATCTGTATTATGATATACAGAATGAGTTAATTATTCAAACTCTGAAAGACAATCAGCTGAATATATAGAAAACACAATAGTACCTACTGAAGAAATAATTAGTGAATTTCTTACTGAAATAATTCAAGAGATATGATTCGAAGATACTACTTTTATATTTATCGATGATCATTTAGATAGAAAACAAATAAAAGCTAAAACTACTATAGAGTTAATAGGTGGTTGAGTAATGACAATCGATGAATGAAGGGAGAATTTATGATTAGAGCCTTTTAAAACTAAAGAATCTCAATCTTTATGGATGTGAACTAATAAAAAAATAGTGGGTAAGGAAGAAAAGGTTGCATCAAATGCAAAATAAAGTATATTTAATTTATTATTTAATTACTAAATAATTATGAAGCTTAAAAAACCAGGTAATTACAATTTTGAGATAAGCGTCAATTCATTAAAGCAATGAGATGATGTTCCTGAAGAGTTTAGAAACAATGTACCTGCTTGAGCTATGTATTTTGAGTGAGAAGCTAGTAACTGATCTAAAAATAGAAATGGATACATTATTAGATCGAAAGCTTGGAATATGGATAAGTGAGCAGCTATAGAGAATTATCTACAAAATTGAAAGATAACATATCAGCACGATGCTAATAAACCTATTGGTAAACCCTTGGCTTTTAAAGTGAAATGAGACAAGGTTATATTGAAATGATGGGTTTATGATAATTCATACACTGATTGAAATATCTGAAAATGACTAGTTACTAGTTTATCTACTACTCACATAACTCATGCTATTGAATTCCAACACAATTCAACAGGAAAGGTTATATCTGAGGCAGCTTTTAATGAGTTGCCATGGAGAGAATGGAGACACTATACTATGGCTGTAACGAAGGCCGAGATAATTGATAATTCGTTCGTAACAATGCCATCAAATCGTGATACTCATATTATTACTAAAAACTATTTAAGTAATAAACTGTGAAAATCCGAAGATGAAATAAATAATTTATTTTCTAACAATACTAACATGAAAGTAGTTGTTAACGGTATAACTCTTGAAGAAGAGAATGCTACAAAAGTCTTAGATTTACTATCTACTAATGATGTAGAGGTTCCAGAAATCAAAGAAGAAGAAGAAAACAAAGAAGTTCTTGACGAAAATAAAGTTAATGAACTTATTGAAGGTAAAATTATTGATGAAGCAAAAATCAATGAACTTATCACTGATGCGGTTTCTAATGCAACTAAAACTTTGAAAGAAGGTTTTGATAAAGAATTAAATGCTTTAAGAAACGAAAAAAAGGAAGACCTTAAAAAAGTTGTTAAAGAAAACAATAAGAAAAAAGAAGGAGGTGATGTAGAAGTTGATAAAAATGCCGTAAAAGGTTTATAATATTTTTTAATTATTCGAAAAATGGATAAAAGATTACACGCAGCTTTAAATGCAGCGTTATTAGTTAAAGTACATGACTCTAATAATATTGAGAAAAAAAATAGTGCTGAAACAATGTTAAATAAAATGTTCGAAGCTAGTTCTAATAAAGTCGGAGATATATACAATATGTCTTTTGATGATTTTATT